AATATCAGTTTTACCATCTGTTGAAGTAAATGTTGGTGCTGTACTTCCAGCAAATTCAAATACTGTATTAAAAGCTATTGTGTGTGAGCCATTGTAATTAATTTCTACACAAATAAAAGCACCCTCTACTGCATTTGTAGGTGCAGAGAAAGTAGTATTTTCTGTTGTTAGATGATATGCGTTTGGTTTAGCTTGTACATCCCAAGCTACTGCATTTGATGATGAAGTTAATGCTTGTTGTGGGATATAAGCTAGATCGTTAAATTTAATCTTTCCTGTTCCATTTGGGGAAAATTCAATATCGCCATTTGATGTTGAAACAAAACTATTTCCATTAACATCTAAGTCGCCACCTAATTGTGGAGTTGTATCTGAAACTATATCGAATGAAACTGAACTATCTAACCAATTAACTGTGTTAGCTGTGTGGTCTAAAGTTGCAAGAGATATATCATCTGCCCCGTCATAATATTTTAGGGTTGGGGTAGTTGCTGAAGTAATATCTAGCCAAATCGTACCAGCTACTGCACCACTTGGTCTTGATGTACCTGAATTAGATGTATTTATAGCCTCAAGAACATTGTTTAAATCAGTTCTAAAAGCTGGGAATGATTGGTTCGCTATGTCGTAATCGTGTTGTGCCATGATGTGTTTATACTCCTTTTAAAACCCTTTTGCAATAAAATCAAATGTTTTAGATATTGCTGTATCACTTGAATTTTTAAATGTTACATCAAATCCATTAATAGTTTTATTTTCTACTAAAAAATAATCTCCTGTGGACATTCCTTGTCCTGTAATTCCAACTGCATAATTAACAGTTTTATATGGATTTGTAAATGTTACAGTTTTAGTTCCAGCACCAGATACTATATCATTTCCACTAAATATTCTATCAGGCATATCAATAGTAACTGTTACTGCTGAAACTCTAGGAGTAGAAGCACCATCTCTTGAAATTAATACTACTCTAAATTTAAAATATCTTGCTGTATAATCTCCAATTACAAAGTTTTGGAAAGCTGTATAAGTTACATTATCATCACTTGTTGCAACTTCTATATGTGCATTAGCATTAGCTGGTGTATCCCCATCAAAGTTAGAAGAAGCAGAATCGAATAATCCTGATCTATTATCGAATAAGTCATCTGGGTTATCTGATGTTTGCGTTAATGATGCTGTAATTCTAGCTGTGTGTTTAGCACCTATATCAATTACATCTGCAAATAAATAATTACCACTTGCAAAAAAATCTGCATTAGCAACACCAGAATCAAAGAATCTACTTGTTTCATCATCAAAGTTTCCTTGTGCTGAATCAAATAATTCAGATGAATCTAATTCAATAGCATCATCTGTAATAACTGTATTTGTTAAAGTTCCATCAAAATCTGGGTGTTCTGATTGTGTTGTAATTGTGTTAAAATTAGCAACTCCTGTTACATTAGAAATAATAGCTGTAGCATTTGAACTAAAGTTACCAAGTTTATCTACTGCTTTCAAAAGATAAGTTCCAGCCCTAGCTGGTACAGATATTGAAGTTGCTGGTCTTGATACTTTTTCTACTAATGCTACTGAGTTCTGCCAATCAGCAGTTCCATCTGTTTCTTCACTAAATCTTAAATTATAATATGCTAAATCAAGATCAGGTATTTGTGTCCATGATAAGTGAGCCTCTTGTCCTACAATATTACAAGCAAAATCTTCTACATCACTAGGTGGTTCAATAGCACCAATGATTGTTCTTTGTGCTGAAACATAGGTTGATGATACACCTAAACTATTAACAGCTTTAACTCTGACATCATAAGTTTCTTGGTCAATTACATTTAAAACTCTGTGATTTAATCCTGAACCTTGTGCATAAATAATAAAATCTGAATCTGTACTCCTTTTGTACTCTACTTGGTAATAATCAATAAAGCTATCTGGAGAAGCACCTATTGATACATCTAAAGCTACAATTACAGTTCCATCATTATATTCAATTAAGGTATCATCTAATGTTACACTTGCTGGTGGTTGGATAGTAAATGGATTAGGTAAGTTTGTTGTTGGTGTTGCTGTAGCTTGTGTTTTAGTTGCCCAAGTATAATGACTATCTTGATGTTCTACTAAAGATAACCCAACAGTAAAATCTTCATTAAATGTAATTCCAAGAACTCTAAAAGGTTTAGCAGAAAATCCTAAAGAAGAATGTGTAATATTTACTATATCGCCAATCGCTAAATCATAAGCATCTAAACTAACTGTAATACCTAGAGATAATGCTTCTCTACTTCTTCTAAGTATAACTTCTGCCATTTCTTCTGCTTGATATTGGCTAGTAATTGTACTAAATGAAAATCTACCCTCTAATAAAAAACCACCATCAGCATTTTTCATAGTTGCGTGTTGATCTGAACTTGGTAATCCTGAATCGTCAATAGGTGGCCATTGAATTTCATTAACTTGATAATTTCTTGATGGGTCAATAAATCCAACTATAACTCTATTATATTTTTCGTTTTTATCAGGTGTTGTTAAACTATATCCACCTATAATATCATCTTCTGTTAATGTAATACTTGCAGTTCCTGTTGTCTCGATAACTAAACTATATTTACCAGCACTATAGGGAAGATAGCCTCTACAACCTTTTATAAGTTCTCTAACATTGGTTAAGATATTTCTTGAAGTATCAAGAGCAGTATTTGTGTCAAAAATATTTATATCACTACCACCTGAATATGGTGTTACTTGTGTTTCACAAACTTGTGAAGCATCATAAAAACTTTGTAAATCTATCTCTGATGTTGTTAAACCTTTTCCATATCTAGTGTTAGTTAAATAGTCTAATAAACACCATGCTGGATTTGTTTGATAACTTGCAGATTGTTCAACAAGACTTGCATTATATGTTTTAACTTTCTTACCTTGTATCTTTGCTTGTATTTTAGGAAGACCAGCAAATGCGTCAGAGTTCCATTTTAATCTAACTGCTAAATAACAAAGACCAGATAATTTATGATTACTTCCCCAAGATGATAATGTAGATAATAAAGATGATGCTGATTGACCATCAGTTCCATAATGTGGCTCTAATCTAATAAGACTTTCAGCACTTGAACCATCAACATTTGGGTCAGCTTTATAAAAATTAGAATCAGAACTATCTACTTCTACTGCTGAACCATCTGATAAGCTAGATGCAAATGTAACAACTTTATCATCTACTCTAATTTCAGTTATATCGTTTATTTCTCCCTCTGACATAACGATAGCCATATATAAATAAGTGTTATCTGTGCCAGAAGTTTCCATAAACACCCTAGTTCCCCCTGTAAGTCTTTCTCCATAAATTACAGGAATGTTTGCGTCATTAGATTGTTTATTAACTAATAATCCTCTTTCAAAATCATCAAAAGAGTTAGTTCCAAAATCTTCTATTTCAGGAACTTTTGGTCTTAATATCCAAGATAAAAATAAACTAATTCCTAAAGCAACAAAAGGATTTATATTAAATACATTTGTAACAACACTTGTTACAGCACTTCTAATTGGTTTTGGTATAAATTTTTTCCAACCCATTATGCTCTACCCCACTTAATATCTAATACAGTTTGCGAACTAAAATCCATTCCAACATCTGTATTAAAAAATCTTTGTTGTGATACATTGTTTGTTTTACGACCATTCTTTTTTTCAAAATCAGCCCAATGTGAAACTATTGATAAACCAACTGTGCTATCTTTTTCTGATTCTTGTATTCCAAAACTTTCTATATGACCTTTATATAAAAGAAATGGGTCAGCAATTAATGTGTTAGAATCATTTAAAAATCCTCTATAAATATCTACTGTGTCATTAGTTACATTTTCATTTAAAACTAAAGATATAAATGTTTGATCTGCTCCTGATAATGTTAAATTTAAACTAGCTTTAGTTAAATCTGTTTGTTCAGTATGATTAGATATACCTAATACAAAATCACTAGAAGAATAGGTAACTGATGAGCCTGAAACTGATGATGTTAGATCAAATGAGCAATCTGTTATATTAATAGGAGTAGAAAAACCAATAGTAATAAGATGAACAGGCCTAATATCATTAGTCGCTAGTTCGTTCTTTATCGCTGTTGTTAGACTTCTCGTCATATAGTTCGTAATTAGTTTGGGTTACACTTTCTGTACCTTTTAACATAGTATATTCAAATTTGCTATTAGGTTTCTTGTATTCTTTAAGATCGTTAATACTAGCATCTATTTGATCTTCATTCACAATAACTTCGGCAATAAAATCGGCAGTTATCTTGTGGGTTATTTTATATTTTTTCATTAAAGTGCTTCTTCTACATCAAATTCAAATTGATATAAAGCATTACCATCTTTATCTGCACCAGCTACACCAAACTCTTGAACATCATTTGTTAAGTGAACTGTAAATGCAACATTATCATAAGTTATATCTGATGAAGAAACTGCTGTAGTTAAAGGTGGCTCAATAGTTAGAGTTCCTGTAGAAATATCTGATTGATCTGCAACGACCATATAAACTTTAGAATGATTAGCAAATTTAATCATATCTCCAGCTTTTAAAGTTCCTGTGCCTGTACCACCTAATGTAATAGATGTATCTCCAGCACTTGCTGTTCCATGAGGAGTACCTGATGCAGTACCTCTAGCATCTTCTACTTCTGGTGGGATTATAGTAAAGTTTTCTTTGCCTGATCTTTGTTTAACTATAAAGGCCATAAGATCGCCATAAACATCACTTCTTTTTGCTGTAATTACTCTAGCAGTAAATCCCCATCTTTGACCATCTATTTGTCTAGCAAGTTTCTTACC